TTGAACACGGCCTCATCCATGCCGGTCGCATCCCGGGATGGCTTCAGTGCATAGAACATCCGGATGTTATGCGTCTCGCTGTCGTCCGGCAGCGGCAGAACAATATACCTGTTGGGGGTAAGTTGGGTAATTGCCCGGGGTGAAGAGGCATCTGCGAGTGCGCCGGCGGGCAGCACAAACGAAGAGCCAGCGTTGAACTCGTCGACGTTGAACTCCTCGGTGTTGAGCGCATCGTCCGGCGTCGAGTTCCATAGGGTTCCGAGATCCTGCCCACTGTAGAGATCGGCCCACTCGGGGAACCGGAACAGCGCCTGCTCCAGCGTCAGCTTCTCGAGCGGCCGGTCGTTCACGAGCGCGTCAAACAGCACATGCACTTCGGTGTTCGCGGGCTTGTCGTAGGCATATTCGTGGACACCGGGCAACAGCGCGAACGTGGGCTGGACATAGCGCCAGATGAGCGTGCGCTCACAGACGCGGATCGCCGCATCGCGGATATACTGGATCATCGTCTGCTGGGGACAGCCGGGCACGCTTGGGTTCAAGCGGGGAACCAATGAGGCAAAGGTGCGGTCGGGCACTAGCCTATACTCCTCGGATCCAGCCCTGCGTCTTCGTTATCGGTCAGCTCCCGAGACCCCAGAGATAGCCCCATGCTCTGTGTGAAGGAGTCGTAGAACAGCTTTGCGCGACCGGAGTTGACGTGCTCATCGTCGATAGACTCTGCAAGGAATACCGTGCCGTCCACGACAGTCGGGAAGTACGCATCAATCGGTGCCGTGATCGTGTCGCCCAGAGCGTAGTCTGTCGGTACCTTGGCGTATTCTGCCGTCAGTATAACACCAGCTTCGGGGGCAGGGTAGAGGAAATACACGTTGGGGTTCCGCACGTGCCGCATGAAGTTCACCGGCGCACCGGCAGCCTCACTACGCCACCCGGGGTATGTCTGGTCGAAGACCTCGCGGTCCACCTCGGTGATCGTGTTGCCACCCTTCACGGCGAAGACCTCGACCAGTCGGATCGAGTCCGCCGGCATGGTCTGTACGGTGGTATTGGGTGTCGTGCTGACGTCGCCGAGCTGCAGAAACAGATCCGGACGACCCATCGCCATACGCTTCAGGGTCTGGTTCACAAACCCCAGCAGGATGCTGTCTGTGTAGCGTTGCGGGGCGCGCGTGTCGTTTATGAGGCGCCGCACCTCGGCTATGACGTCAGCAGGTGTCATTCGGGTAGATCCCTCGATGCGTCGGCCTCGATCTCCGGGGCAACATAACGCGGTTCATCCTGCGTGTCATCCGTAGACAGATCGAGCGGCTTGGTCTTGCGCTTGGCCCGCGTCTTCTTGACCTGCTCGACCTGCGTTGCCTTCAGGAACCGCTCGGGGAATGCCTCCTCCTCGGTCACGGGTTCGCACAACGGGTTCTGGGCGAGGATCTCGTTCCAGCCGTAGATGAAGCCGTCGTTCTTGTTGCGGAGAAACATCTTGCTCATTTCGCTTTCCTCTTGCCAGATGGCGTGACCGGCCATGACTTGCGGGCCGGGCCCGTCTTCTTTGCTGCCATCACCACTTAACTTTGTCTGACCAAAATGCCGCAGACATCTTGCCCTTGGCGATGTTCTTGCCGTGCCGGGCTTTGAACGAGGCGCGCTTCTTCTTCATGGCTTCGGACTCGCCGGCCTTGGGTTTACCTGCCGTCTTCGCGCCCTGTTCGCCGAACCGGATGATCTTCTCCTTACCGCCCGAGCACGCCTTGACGACGTGCGACTTCTTGGGGTGGCCCGGAGTGCGCTTCGGCGAGTTGCATTTCATCTTCGATTTGTCGACCCGGGCTGCCATCAGCTTGCGGCTCCCTTCAGTACGAGGAAGTTGATGACCGGTGTGTTGGTAGGGGTAGCCGAGTTGTTCACATTATGGATGGAGATCTTGCACGACCCGTTGGCCGTCGCTGTCACCGTCACATCGTACTGTGCAGAGGTCAGTCCGGAAGCGAAGCTCACGAGTACCATATCCGTCGCAGCGATATAGCTGTTGGTGAGCGTGAACTCTTGCGAGGTTAGTCCGGCGATCGACCCCGCGACCAGCGTAATCTGGCCAGACAGCTTGTTGAGCGTCACCCCCGTCGTCCGGCTGGTGGTCTGAGTAACGGTGCCGCCGGTGCCGGTCGGGTAGCCAAATTTTCCGCCGAGGTTTACCGCGCCCGTCCCCTTGGGCGTGATGTCGATGCTGATGTTAGCGTCGGTGCCGTCAGCCAGCAGATCGTTCGCGGTCAGCGTCAGTCCGGCCGCCGCTGCGTCCGTGAAGAACGAGGTCGAGGTGATCGATGTGATACCGGTGAAGGCGCCGGAGAACGATACACCCGAGATCGATCCGCCCGTAATCGTAACGTTGTCGCTGTTCTGGGTAGCCATGGACCCAAGGCCCATGTTCGTCCGTGCGCCGGCTGCGGTCGACGCGCCGGTGCCGCCATCGGCGATGGCAAGGTCCGTGATACCTGAGATTGTCCCCCCAGAGATGGTCACGCTCGGGAGAGAGATCGTCCCGGAGCCGTTGGGGAGAAGTGCTACGTTGCCGTCGGTGTTGAGCGCGCTGATCGTGTTACCGTCAATGCGCAGGTTGTCGATCGAGATCGAGCCGGTGCCGACCTTCAAAGCCGTCGGTACACCGCCGCCGCCGTAGATCGTTTTCTCCGTAGCATCCGGTCCGCCATCCACGTGCAGAAGCTGCTCGTAGGTGTCCTTGACGTTATTCCCGGTGAGGTTTGTAGCCATCAGAAGGTACTCCGGAGAGGGAGGTAGGGGCCGAAGCCCCTACCCTTATTCGCAGTCGACCACGAGTGCCCACACCGTCATGACCGCCGTGTCGGCAGCGTTGACAGTCTTGACGTCGATGGTGTCCGCCGAGGCGTAGTACTTACCCCACGGCAGCGCAGGCGACAGGGTATTCGGGGTTCCCTCCGAAATCGTCACCTGCGACGACGAGTAGCCCGCAGCCGTGTTAGCGTTCACGCCGTCGAGGTAGCCGTCGGGGTCATCCCCATCGCCCACGTCGATCGTCAGCGTGCCGCCTTCAGCGGTCGTGACATCCAGACCCACGGCCAAGACCTGAGTCTTGGCGGGGATACGGATGACCTCGAGCACGTCGCCTGCAGTAAGGGCGGTCGCCCCGGCAGCAGCGCGGGCCGCAGTGATAGCCGCGAAGTCGAGCTCAACGGCCAGCTTGGTGACGGCGCGCGTACCCTTCTCAAGATACGCAGCCGCCGTGCCTTTGTTGAAGCCCAGCGAGTCAGTGTAAGTCGGCATGTGTCAGCCCTCCTTAGAACGAGACCACGGCCTGCGCGATGGCTTCCGGCTTCACAACCTTGTAGCCATAGACCTGCAGTCCGCGAATGATGTTGCCGAAAGTCGACTCAGCGCGAAGCGACTCCATCTCCGTCATCTGCGATGCGAAGGTGAAGCCCATCTTGTGGCCAGCGATGATGCTGTACTTGCCGGTGTCGACATACAGGTTGTGCGACACGTAGATCGTGAAGCGATCGATCATGCCGAGACGACCGTTGCGCACCACCGAGGTACCATCGCCGGTGAGCGATGCGTCCTTCAGCTCCGACTTCTTGATGAGGCCAGCCATCTTGGCCGGGATCACAAGGTAGCGGTCTGCCTCGGGGACATTCGCCTCATCGAGGACGGTGCCCATGTCGACGATCAGGTCGACAACCGGGGTGGTGCTGCTGGCGCCATCCTTCGTGACCGTCAGCGGAGAGCCGGTGGTACCGAGGTTGAACGAGGCCGACTGCTCGCCTGCGGTGGCACCTTTGTTGGTGGCCGCAATGCCGGGCAGCAGGTCGGTCAGGACGCGCTGATCGATCTTGATCTTCATACGCTCGGAGGCGTCTTTCGACCAAGTATCCATCAGGTTGATGTCCGACTGAACCTTGTCCACGTCGTCCTCGACGCAGGCGAAATACTCACCCTTGTCGATGACAAGCTGCAGCTTCGGCTTGTCGGGGTTCTCGACAGTCAGGGTCTGACCCTTGACGTAGTCCCGAATGGTGATCTCCGGGGTGGTACGGATGTTGACCGTGTCACCCATGTTGCGGATCTCGCCTTCGTAGTCGGTGTTCGAGATCGCTGCGAGCACAGTGGCATCGTAGAAGTTCTCGATCAGTTTGCCCGACCAGATCTCGGGGATGAAGTTGCCGCTGTAGTTCGGGCGGCCGCCGGCGACAGGAAACGCCATATTTAGCTCCTAGATCATGCAGTTACGATACGACCTTCACGCTGTGCAGCGAAAATGTCGCGCTCTATGCGGTCGCGCTCAGCCTCCTTGCCCTTGTACTTACCACGCTGAACATCGGTAAAGAAGTTCCTGATGTCTGCCTGCGTGTAGGTCTTGGGCTCTCCGGCAGTCTTGTTCCCGCCAGACCGCCCCTTGCCGGGTGCGACCTGCTTCTCAAGTTCCGAAGTAGACTGTGCCGTCCGCGTGCTCCGAGCATTCGGTACACCGGCCTGCCCTTTCCAAGTGGTGAAGAAGTTCACGACCCTGCGGGCGTCCAGATTGCGCTGCGCATCCTCGAGATACGTCTGGCGCGGTACGCCTGTAAGGGGGTCCACCTCAAGAAGCCACGACTGAAATTCCTGACCGGTGTTGATGTCCTGCCAGTCGGGAACCGCCGTCTGTAGCTCCGACCAAAACTGCTGCTCGCTCGATACGGCCTGCCGCTGTGACAGTTGCTGCACCTTGGGCACAACGTTTGCCTGCATCTGCTGTATCATGTTGCGAAGCTGAGCATTCTCCTGCTTGAGTGCCCCGGCTTCCTCGCGGAAAACACGGCGCATTACGTCGATAGAGTCTCCGTAATCCTCGATGTCTTGCTCGGTGATGAGCTTCTCTGCGGATTCCTTGGCCTGCTCTGCAGGCTTGGAGGTCATCGACGCCAGCAGCTGCTCCAGCTGCTGCACGCGGTTGGTCAGTTCACGCCGTTCGGCGTGAAGGCGTGGAACCTCAGCGTTGTACATCCCCTGCAGGGAACGCCACCGCTGTTCGTAGGTCTCCTCTTCATCCTTGTCACCCTCGGCTTTCTGCTCTTCCTGCCGGGGTGCGGGTGCTTGCTCCTCTGCACTGTCGGTAGTATGCGCTGTCGACGTAGCCTCAACAGCATCCTCAGCGGCCTCGGCGACATC